AATTTTTTTGTAGCGTTGCCATTATAAAATGATAGTCCCTGTGGTTGCTCTTGTAACATAACAAGAAAAATTAAAACTCGCTTTATTTAATCCATCTACTGCAAACTCTATTTCGTTTAAGTCATTATAAATTATATCATCTACTTGACCATTATACCAACCCAATGCACCATCTACAGAATCATTGTTTACCATAATTTGGTATAGGATTTCAGATTGCTCATAAAATGTTTTGTAAAATCTTTCTGATCTATTTTGTGTTATCATATATAAACATATATTAACTTCATATAATCTAGTCCACTCTGTTTCTTTTAATGTTTCAGAAAATGAATTAGTACTCCATATTCGTATTGATTGAGCTGCTGTATTTTGAACTTGTGGTGCAATATATATATTTCCGTAACTTGTAGAATCTTGTATAACAGTTTGAACTTTCTTTAATACATTAGTCCAATATACATCATCATATCCTGAGGCTGCGTTTAACTGCAATGCCATATCCACCCCTTGTTTGTGTCATTGTATTAACTTCTGATACAGTAGCATCCATACCTGAACTATAAACTTCTATTTCAAACTCATCATCAGCTGTAGCAACAGAAGCATCTGTGCCACCAGCAAATCTTACCTCTAATCCATAAGCTAAATCTTGAAAATCACCATTAATTTTTTGTGCTGTCAATACTTCAGTACTTTTTAATTTGTCACCATCTTTAACAAATACAGAGTAAGTTGCTGTGCCTAATACACCACCTGCAATAACTTTTAATTTTATTAAATCATAACCTCTTAAAGATAATGCTCTACCTCTTAATTCTATTGGTCTTAATCCTGTATTTGGAGATGTCCCTTGAGTGTACTGAATATCTCTAATTACACCTTTACTAGAATCCATAGTTACTTGATGAGTAAGAGTAATTTTCCCTGTATTTATACCATCAATAATATTATCTATTTCTTCTTCAAAAGTATCAACTATGCCACCCTCTTCTGGAGTTGTGTGAGCTTTTATTAATAAAACAGCTGCTATAAGAGCTGTACATCTTATTACTACAAAAGGATAATTACCCTCTCTATCTTTAGAAATCTCCTTAGCTGTTCTATAGTCAATTCTTGACTCTAAATATCTTGATGCGTTTCTTCTAGCATTTTGTAATAAAGTTTGAAAATCTACACCTGCTTCCCATATAGAAGCATTTAATGTAGCTACATCTGTACTTGATTGAAAATACTCTATTCTATCATCAGCTTCTATCCATCTCCAAGGGTTTGAAGCGTCTGGCGTAGTTGTATGCTCACTACCTAAATCTTGACCATCTTTATATAATACATCTACATACCCTGTATTATACATTTCATATAAATTATCTGTTCCTGATAAAACCCAAGTTCCATATAATCTTGTTTTACCATCTACTGCATTTATACCAGGATATACCTGATAAACATCTGAGTCTGTGCAGTATTCTATTGTACTTGATATTGCCATTATTTACCTCGCATCCTTCTTCTTGTAGACTTTGAATATTTAGCTCTTTGCTTTCCTTTTTTAGAAGCAGCTCTTTTCTTTCTATTCTCATAAGCTTTTTGACTAGCAGTCATAGATTTTCTAACTGATGCTGGTAAATATCTACCACGCTTACTTCTAGGCTTCTTTTTGTCTTTAGAGCTTAAATAATCCCATTTTTGTGCAGTCCACTTTTTTAATGACTTTTGTGATTTTTTTAATGCCATTATTACTTGTAACCTCCACCTGCTTTTTTATAAGCACGAGCTAACATTTGTGCTTTTCTTGCACTCCATTGACCAGCCCTACCACCTTTAGAACCTGCTTTAATTCTATAAAACAATCTTCTTCTTAGCGTAGGCTTTGTATAATTACCAGCTTTATTAACTGTGCTTTTTCTCTTTTTTCTAGCCATAAATTACCATTTTTTGCAAGACCAATATCTAGCTGTAGTCTTGTCTTTAGCTGTAGAGCATTTATGCCTAGCCCTAAAAGATTTCCTTCTAGAAGGGCTAGACTTCTTAATTCTCATATTGGGATCGCCAAACATAACCTTTTTTACTTTACTACCAGACTTGACAAAAACTTTAAACTTTTTTCTACCATAACCTGGCTGACCTTTTGTTATTCTTGATGGTTTGTTTAGACGAACTGTTCTGCCTCTATACTTAGCCATTTATCTACCAGTCTTTCTCGTAGCTATTCTATGTGATTGTTTAAATGTCTTTCCCTTTCTCATTTCAACAGCCATTTTTTTTAAATGAGCTTTTGTATGATGAGTTTTATGTTTAGACATTAAACTTTTTTGGCTTTTTGAAAGACCTTTCAAACTTATCCCTTTAAGATTTTTAGCCAT